ATCGCCGGTCAGGCGACGCGCCCCGCCATGCTGGGTAATGTCGCCCGTGGCGGCACGCGAGTAGCCGGCGTCTACAGGCGTGCCGGCGGTTTCAGCGTGCACGGATAAGCTAACCAGCGAAGCGAGCAGCGAAAAGGTAAAAAGGCGCATCGGTTTCATCTTGTATTCCTTTATGAGAAAAATTTACCAGAAGTTTCAGGCGTTAAGTCTGTGATGCTTTGGTGACATTTTTGTGGCTGCGGGATTTCTTTTTGATGACAATCTGGCCGTAGTGCGCAGGGATAAATCGATTCGAACAGAGCTTAAGCGGATAGAAAAAAAGAGAAAAATAGTGCTTGACCCTTTTGGGTCGACTCCCTATAGTAGCGCCCCGTTGACCTAGCAAGGTCAGCGGAAAAATGTGGTGAGGTGTCCGAGTGGCTGAAGGAGCACGCCTGGAAAGTGTGTATACGGCAACGTATCGGGGGTTCGAATCCCCCTCTCACCGCCATAATTAGTAGGACGTTGAGCGGACAAACCCGCGTGTAGACTGAATCCAAAGACTGCATAGAGACAACGGAACTACAAAAGCAGTACAAAAAAGTGCACGTGAAATGCACGCGCATCTCAGATGCAAAGAAAAAGCCTTTGGTTAACGCCAGAGGCTTTTCTGTTTGTGTCTAATTGCAACGCGATATTTCAAGGTGCTGCAATCCAATCACAACACCCTCCTCCTTTATATGTGCTTTTACTGACGCTCAGATCGTCGGCCGGTACTCGTCGTCATCTTCCAGAATCGTGGCAGTAACTTTACCCAGCACGATGATGCCCTCCAGCCCTTCCCCGTCTATCGTCTCCCCGTCTTGCGTTATCAGCCCGGAGGCGAACAGCTTGCCCACCATCGGATAGCCATCGTACTGAAACGCCACCTCATCACCAGGCTTCATCTTTACGCTGCGGTCGACGATGACAAACCCGTCAGGCGTCTCAATGCGGAATGCGTTGGCTGCATCATGTTCGCTTTGCATAAATCTACCCTGTAAAATAACTGTATATAAACACAGTATTATTGAGGTCGGATTTTGGCAAGCCGCTGCGGTTCGGAATTTTGTAAATCCTGGACTGGCGCGGGAGTTTTACTGGATAGGCAAGGCGCGGGCGGTTAAGCTTTAATCAACCCACCCCGTAGCCTGCTCAGATCGGCACGGTATGCCTCTGCCCCGTCGCCGAGTCTTTTTCATAGATTTACTGGTAAATGAAAAATTCATGATCACTCGTGCTTTGTACAATGCCTTTAGAAATATTACAATTCTAAAGAATCTATTGGCGTCATGTTAATGACTCGTTTTCACTATGATTTTACTGCCATTAACAAACGATTTGACCCAAAACATCGAAATAACGAAAACACACTGGAAGAAATGATGTATTTATCAAAAAAGGCTAAAGTAGCAAGAAGTTTTATAGAGCATAATGGCTTAAGCTTGTTTCTACGCATAATATGGATGGCTTCAGCCAAGAGAGTAAGGAAGTTAATCCCGGAAAGAAAAAGAAATAATATCATTTTTTTCATATTGCCTACTAAAGGATTGGGTGACTACATCATATTCTCAGGGCTTTTTAATACACTCAAGAATTCGGGATATAGAATTGGTTTAATTTGCAACCCTTCATATGTAAACTTTCTTTCTAATCAAAGCTTCATTGAATGGGTTGTACCATATTCGGATTCCTTGAACAGAAAGTCTATTTCTAGGTTAATCAAAGATAGAGTTTATCTTGCAATCGATCTGTACGGCGATAACTTGAGAACACCCCAAAGATTGCGCTCCCTTTTTGCCATCAACCCCAACTTCTCAACTTGCTTCAACGGAAACGGAATTAGCCGAGCGTGCTTCGATGAAACTGTAGAATATTCGTGTACTGATAAGCACCTTACAGATAGGGGCAACATACTTCTTAAAAAGCTCAAGATCAATGAAACCTGTCTCAAATACAGCATAGAAATCCCCAAAGATGACAAACAAAAAGCCAGAATTTTCGTTGACTCAATAAACAACGGGATATTATGCTTATGCCCATTTGCCAGTAACTTTAATCGAAGTTTGCCTGACGATAAAACGGTTGAGATTGCAGAAGAATTATCCAAGGCGAGTGGATTAGATGTTGTCATTATGGGCTCTAGGGATCAACTTAGCGGGCTAGAGCTTAGTTCAAGTAAGGTTCACAAACTTCCTGATGTGAGTATATTTACTGCAATGTCTGTTGTTGGCATGGCCCATTTTATCGTTTCTGTTGATACCTCGTTCGCTCACATATCAAACTTTTTTGACAAGCAAGGGCTATTTATATACAACCAAGAAATGTGGGATAATTTTTCAATAAGAATTGTGTTTGGAGCGAATTATGGAAATGCAAACTATATAGTTTCCCCAACGTACGCTGTCAGGGATTTAACCCCGCAACAAATCATTAGCGCTGCAATCCCGTTGATTGGAGGGATCTAGTTAAATAGCCCCTGACGGGGCTTTTAAGGCATAGCGGGCCATAAGATATCTTCACTTGTGTTTGCATCTATTCTGTTTACAGCAACCCGATACTGTTTCCATTCCTTCAGGGATGCTGTTTCTTGGTCATTTGCATCATCCAGGTCTACAGCATCTTGAAGCGGCGCAATCGCCTCTGTAGCCAACGCAATAAGGCTCGATTTCATTGCAATGTTATTGGCAATCTTAAGCTCTTTTTGCTCATTTAATTGTTCGTCAGTAAGGGGCGGGGCAACAAATGATTTTCCGTTAAATCCCCATCCTGTGGAAGGCTGATTACCTTCCTTATCAGGAACAGCCGCGAAAGTTACACCCTTTTCAAATTCCATGGGTGTAACCTCAGGTCCATCCCATACAATGCAACTGATAACTTTACCATCCTGAATTAAAGCGTATGTTTCTGGCATTATGCGTACTCCCAAATTATGATTAAGCCTTGAGTCCCGTTTCCACCTGCTCGCGTCGTTCCAGATGATCCTGAGTTGGCTCCGCCACCGCCACAGCCATAGCCAGTAGCAGGGAACCCGTCCCCTGCAGATGCCCTGGCCGCACCTCCATTCCCTGGATAAATTTTACTGGAGCCTCCGAAACCACCTACCGATACTGCTGATGTATAGACAATCCCGCTGTTACCATTAGGGCCTGCTGCATTGATGTCTCCACCTGATGCAGTTCCTCCAAACGAGCCCGAGATTACAGATGAGACAGATGCCACCCCCACAGGCCCACCACTTCCTCCACCTGCGTTTATTGTCAGAAAGGTAGTCGCTGATCCATTGCCACCGTTATTTGCGGTCGTACCAGTCCCGCCACTACCGATGATGTAGTTTGCACCTGCAAAGCCAGTCGTAAAGGTTGCCATAACATATGCACCAGAACCACCGCCGCTTCCTGAAGCTTGCTGCCCTGAAGTTGTAGCAGCACTACCGCCACCAGCACCGCCCCCTCCAATCGCTTCAACAATTATCGATTTGGTTCCGATTGTTGGTGTGTAAACTCCTGAGCTTGTTAATATTTTCTTTCCTAAAAGCCTACCGGGAGTCAAAGCTGTCATGCTTGCTTTTAGATTTGCCAGTATCGCGGCTACATTACCATTATCAAGAACGTCCACATTCGCTGAGTCTGAAATGAATTGAGCTAAAACATAGGCCATTGCCGAAGACTGACGAAGGACCTTGTTGATTTGTGCGGAAGACGCTTTGCCACTTTGAAACCCGCTAAGTAATGCAGCCAGTGCCTCATAGTCAGCTTGGCTGGTTACGTTTGCGCTATTAGTGTTTGCAAACGCCTTAAAGTTGTTTGTAGCCATTAAAGTGTCACTCCCCATGCGCCGTCATCAAATCCGGCAATATATTCATTGTCCATATCGAAGCCGAAGAATTTCGACCCAACTGATGGTGTTAAAATAGAAGGCGTTTGAACGTCCCCAGCCCATACTCCGGCAGCTTTAACTGTCAGGTAGCCTTGTTTGATAGCAGCCAGAAGCTCGAGTGAAACCTGGCTGATGTCCTCTTCCGGAAATACCCAGACTGAGATGGTCATGTCCTGGTTGTCGACGATTTGCATTCTCAGGCCTGAACCATCAAGCGCGGTTTCTAGAATCGCCGGCAGCGAATCGTTTTGCCCGTTCCAGCTGTTGATAGCTATCTTCGCCTTCAGGACGATGCGATAGGTGTCATCACTCAGACTGGTGAAGCCAGCATCCGGGTCATACGGCCCTTGCCAGATGCCCTGATCCCAGCCAACCCCATCGGTATCAAATGAAAAGTAGACGCCACTGATTGGCTGGCTGACGATTCGCGTTCGCCCAATCCACTCTCCCAGCACATCCAGCTGCACGCCCACCGCGCTGTCGATATCGAAGGCAGTGAGCAAATTCTGCAGGGTTGTGGAAGTATCAGTAAGCGGACGCGTTGACAGGTCGACATGGTCGACAAACAGAGGCTTTCCCCTGTGGTAGTTGGTAATCAGGTCGGTATATTTGCTCATGACGTCACCGTGAGAGCTATATTTGCTGTACTGCAGGATGCTGATTCGTTGAAGGCTATGACGATATTTGCTGCCGCCTGAGAGCCGGCCGACTTGCCAATGGTCAGGGCGTTGATGTCGTAGTATTTCGCGTTGCCGCCGCTCACGACACCGAGGTTTGCCGGCGAATAGATGCGGCTTAAGAGGACGTCATCGCCAATTGTCAGGCTGTTGATGTAATCGGCAATCGCCTGTTTAATCTGCTCGCCGATCTGAGTGGTGTAACCGGTGAAGACCTTCAGAGTTATGGCGACATATATCGGAACATCAGTTGATCGCGAGAAGCTGATTGCGTGCGGATTATCGTATTTATCCGGCACAGTGACGGTCGTCGAGCCGAACGTGGCAACACCCTGGCCTTTTTTGCCACGGATAGTCTGTGCGATCTCCGTAACGTCCCCACCGTCCACAATCGCCGCTATTGAGTGGGCAGGAATGCCGTCACTATTCACTGCTCCGCTATCGTTCTCGTAAAGCTTATGACGGGTTACGCCTGCTACGTTGGCGATCGCGCCGTCGACAGCATCAAACGGCGTCAGCGCGGGTATTGCCACGCTCTGTGACTGTCGCACTCGAAGCTGAGCATCAGTTTCCGCGGCAGAGCCTATAGTTGCCGCGCTTGCGTTTGATACTGCCGACCAGCCGCGGGTAGGCGTATTGATTTTGGTGATGCTGCCGGCAACAGCTGCAACAGCACCAGAATTAGCGCATTTAGCCGTTACCGTCACCGATCCGCTGACGTCAATTGTCACGCTGGCCGGCAGGTTCCAGATGACGCCGTTGGCGTCTTTCACCGAGCCATTGGTGATCGTCGTGCCTGCCGTGCCGGTCAGCGTCACGTCAACCGTGGAGTTAGTGGCGGCCTTACGCGCGATGCCGTTGATTTTTACGTTACGCGTGAGGGCGTCAGTCATGCCGGAGGACGGTGAGAAAGAGTTGTAGACCTGAATAGCCGAGTTGTTGGCATCATGTACTGCCAGCGCCACAAGCGCGACCATCTGCCCGTCTTTACTGTCAGGCTCGAGATAGGCGTCAGTGCCGTAAATCTGCTGGAAATATTTGGTGATAGTACTCAGGATTGTCTGGTAATCCGGCGCACTTATCCCTGAGGCGGTCACCGTAGCGGAGAGCCCCAGCGTATCTAAATTGAGAGCCATTACGCCTCGCTTGTGACTGTCGTCGTTCCGTAGATTGTGTCGATCGTCGCGGTAAACACTACGCGGCGGGATGAGGTATTCAGCGTCGTATCGAACGACCTGATAGAGTTAACGCCTCGCGTCTCAAGGATGCGCTGGCGAATGGCGAGGTTGTAAGTTTCCGGCTTCTGCTTACCCAGCACTGACTGTATCCACGGCGTACCCTCTGTCGTGTCGAGGAACCACTGCCCGTACCACAGCAGGAAGCGAGTTTTCACCGCCTGCGCCACCGTTTCTGGTGAGTTGATCAGCCAGGTATCGTCGCCCTGTCCGAAGGTGTAATCACCATCGCCATCTTCGCGTCTGTATCGCATTAGTTCACCTTGCCAGAATTGCCAGTGCCAGACTGCACGCCATTATGGGTGTGCTGGTCACTGATATCTTTGCCGTTGGACTTCAGGCTTCCCATAAACTCGATGGCGCCCGTAATTTTCGCCGCGGTTCCGGTTGCCAGGCTGCCGATCATACCGCCCAACCATGTCAGCAGACCGTTGATGGTTACAGCCGCGCTGAATTTTGCGAGTGGAGTCGTCACATTCAGGCCGCCCGGCGCCACGATATTCACGGCGTGGCTGTTTGGGTCAAGCTCGATATAAGCCGCACCGTCATCGGTGCGCATCTGTAGTGTTGAGGTGCTGATATTGCCTATCACCTCCGCCTGCGACTGTGGACCGATGAACGCAAAGGCGTCTGAAAGGTCATGCTGTCGGGGATCAACAGGCTCCTGCACGCCGCCGTTCTGCCACCAGAAGTCGATGCAGCGATCGGAAAACACCACCAGGCACTCGTCGCCAACTTTCACAGGAAAAGTAATGGTGCAGCCGCCACCGCGCGAAAACACCACCGGCACGTCGACAAGCAACGGCAATGGTGCAGATTTAAATTCGCCTGCCTCATCTGCAACCTGACCTGAAATGGCCGGCTGAACAGTGCAGGTGCACGCTATAGGGTCGAACGACTGGATGATGCCTGGCATTGAGACGCGCAGCATAGAGAAGATGGTATCCGACAGCACTTTCATTGCCTGCTGCTCACCGCCGGCCAGCGACTGAGGATTGACTGACATATTTACTCCAGACAATAAAAAAACCCGCCGAAGCGGGTTTTATTTTCATTTGCAACTTAGGAAACTAACGACCGTTCATTTTCAGAATGCAGCTCGTTGTTTAGTTCTAAAGTCCTATAGTACTGAAGTGCGGCCGGATCGGCTACGTAATCAACTTTCCCATGATTATCCTCAACGCACTTTATAATTTTATTAATATCAGTTTTAAAAAACTCCTTTCTCATATTAACTTTGTTAATGCGGTAACTGCTAAGCAAGTTATGTAGTTTTGCCTCTAAGCCTGGGGCATCATCACAGCTAATCATCGCATGGACATCAAACTCAAAGGGAACACTAGCACCGCTTAACTCGCTGACACGGTCATGTGGCTCTAAGCGTCGAGTCATGCCAATTTTGAATACGTTCTCGCCAAAAGAGCCAATATTAGAAATAATATATACGTGACCCTGCTTGGTCATCTGTGCCATAGATTTAGCACGCTCATATTGTTTATGAACTTCTTCTATTTCCTGCTCAAGCTTGCGGCGTGTTTCTTCAAGCTCAAACCTATGGTTTTCATCAGCCGCCAACAACGCCTCCTCTACTGCTTTACGGCGTGCTTCTAACTCCATTTCTTTTTCTTCGGCTTCCAATTGCTGTCGCTCAAGCTCTTCAGCCCTTTGACGTTCTTCGCGCATCTGACGCTTTATCTCATTTTGAGCTTCGCGTTCCTCCTGTGCCGCCTGGAGGTCTAGAACCTTATCGCGAAATTCTCTTTCTACCGAATCCCAGTCAGAATTGTCAACGAGCTCAAAGTAATCATACTTAGCAATTAGTGATTGATAGATGAAAGCCTCTTTCTTGATTTCCTCTAGCTTTCGCTCGAAGTTTTTTAATGAAATCGAGCCAAGCAATACTTTCTTTTTAAATCGATAGGTATCGTCAAGCACTCGCTGAATTTCATTTTGTGCATTTTGATGTTGATCCTTGAATATTTTTTCAAAATCAAATGCGAAATCCACAGCTTTATTGAAAATTGACTTGCTTCTATCCTTATGAAATTCAATTGTTTTGTTAAGCTCAGATAAAAGCTTTCCATGCTCAGCTTCGCGAAGCACCTCACGATTTTTATATCGTTCAATGACTTCATCTTTCTCTTCAGTAGCTTCGTTTATTAGCCTTTGAGATTCAACCTCAAACCTTCTTAGTTTTTCAGCGTTTTTATTGCTTAATATTTTGTAAGTAGCAAAAGCGGCGCATACAGCTCCAGCGCCAAATATGATAAGTATCAGGTAGATTCCGTCCATTTAATACCCCAAGTAATTGTTGTTTATTCGCTCAGGAATATAACATGGTCTTTGCTGGGGTAGCTATTAAATGTTAACAAAACTGATGGAACACTCTTTGGGCTACTAGATTTTTACGCAGTCAAAAGTACCAAAAACTCTCGGCTGATCCATATTGCTGCGAATTGCCTCAACATTAAGGATGGCCTTGCCATTTCGCTTGATGTAGTCCATTCCATACCATCCTGGGGCATCGCCCCTATCAACCATCCATTGGTATCTGAGGTTGTTATAGTCATCCTTAGCGCCAAGGAAACTAAATTTTTGCGTTTCTGGCCGCACGTTATTGATGTGCATAAATCCATCATGACTTGATGAAAGCGTGAATGGACCGCACTGCATTAAAGGCTTTGCCTGATCATCGGCACTAGCACCAACGGAAGTAAGTAATATTGATAACGCGAAGAGGGTTTTTCCTTTCACACTCCAGCACTCCTGTTCAATGTGCCTGCTGATTGAAGATCAGCAGACCCGCGCGCTATGCACATCAGATCCATATACCACGGCTGACCTCTAGTATCGCCAGTATAATCTATAGCCGATACGATATACACGCCATCAGCCGCAATACTTGCAGGCTGTTGCAGTGTTCCATTCACGCTCAGGTTGCCGTTAGTATTGCCTTCACTTGTCCTACCCGGCAGCGATTTAACCTCGTCTGCAGACAGGCTGGTCCGATACACCGACGCTTGATCAATCTGCACCAGACCTTTCAAGCGGATATTCGGGTTTATCAGGCAGCGCACGTTAACGCCTGCACCCATCGTCTGCTGAGGCATCCCGATCAGGCCGGTATCGCTGTTCAACACGATCGCTTCCTGAACGTATTTATCAGTTGGCACCATCTGCGCCTGCCCATCAACGAGCTGCCAGGTCGCTCCACACTGCGCGGCCACGTTATCCATAACATCGCGCGTTGACTGATAAAGCACTCGTCCGCGCGGGAATACCGTTACAGGCGTGTCTCCGGTGACTCCCTTTGTCACGCCATACGGGCTAAAGCTATCCATGGCAACAGAGTGAACATCTGCAACCGTATATCCGGCTGCCAGCGTTGTGGTAACGCTGGCGTTCATGAAAGCCTGATGCCCGTCGATCGCCTGAATCAGCACCCACGTATCGGTAGGGTTGTCGCGGCCGGTAACGGTAAAGCGAATATCTCCGCTGAAGACTTCCCCGAAGTTCGTACCATTTGTCTGGCCGACTTTCGACGGGTCTATTTCCGTTGCCACGCCGATCTGGCTACTGTCTACCGCCGCCGGCATGCCGTCATAGCCCGCGATGATCTTAATCTTCGCGAACTCTTTTCCCAGAATACGGCTGCAGGTGTCTTTGGAGAGGTTATAAATCTTCACCATCGCAACGCGCGGCCAGCGGGTATCTGTCCACTCAATGCGGAACGTCACTTTGAAGTCACTCAGGCTAATGCCTTCA